ATTAAATGATTCTGATACAAATTTTTGTTTAACCGCATCAAATATGAGAATTGAATCGCCTTCTACCAAATGACGTTTTTTAAACTCAACATCATCGTTTTCTAATATGCGAACAGAACCACCGCCGGAGGAACCTCCCCATCCGTTAGCGATTCTTGCTCGCATTTCATTCAAACTCTTTTCTAAATCTCTTTTGAGTTTGAGTTCGAAATCTTTTAAGTATTTATCCGAGTCATCAACCTTTTCACCAATCTGTTGTGTAAACTCAGAAATGTTATCTTCTGTTTTAGAAACGAATTCTTCAATCTCTTTACGGATTGATTCTTCGTCTGCTGGAGTTCCTGCTTCACCCTGTAGACCTTGAGGTCCAGTATCACCCTTCGGTCCTTGCGGTCCTATATCGCCTCTTTCTCCTCTAGGTCCAGGCTCGCCCTTTTCACCCTTCTCGCCAGGTGCGCCATCCTTTCCATCTTTACCATCAACGCCAGGAATTCCTTGTATTCCCTGTTCGCCTTGGTCACCCTTTTCACCACGGGCGCCAGTCTCACCTTGCGGTCCGATGAGACCACGTTCTCCTTGTTCTCCTCTTTCTCCTTGAGGGCCGATTTCGCCTTGAGGACCGGCGTCACCCTGTATGCCTTGTTCACCCTCATCACCTTTATCTCCTTTTTCTCCCTGTGGACCTTGTATACCTTGGAGACCTTGTATTCCTTGGTCACCTTTAGGGCCAACAAACCCACGTTCACCTTTATCACCTTTGGGACCAACAGGACCAGTAAGACCTACCGGGCCCTGAATAGTTTGCACTTCTTCAAGTGCACCCAAAAACTTTTCTTCAATCTTACCAAGTTGTTTCTTGGTATAAGCAATTGAAGTTGCTACAGTAACAGGATCAGGAAAAGATGTTTTATTTTTATGTGCTTCGCTCATCACCATCCTCATCAACTAAACTGTCAAAAAACTTTGTCATAGACTTAGCCAAATCTCTTTGTTCTATGGTTTCATCTAATAAGTATTCAAACTGTTCATTAGTGTCAGCCTTTGGTTCTGGTTTAGGTTCCGGTTTAGGTTCTGGTGCAGGTTGTTCTTCATTATCTTCATAATCACCATCCTGTTTTTCCTGATCAATTTCTTTTTCTAACGATTCTATATCCTCTTCAGTCAATTTCAAAATCTTTTTCTTAACGTATTCTTGGGAGAAATACTTACCAACATAAGGTTCTACTTCATTCAACATAGACATTCTATCACGCATCAATTCAGTTTCCTTTAACTCAAGGAAATGAGAATCAGAAATGTAATCATAATAAATGTTTTCTTTTAATACTTTCCATTCTGCTTTGGTACAAATACCTTTCAATACCAAATGTGTCTCTAACAATCTATCAAACAGATGAGAGAAACGCAAACGAAGTCTAGTAACAAACTTACTAAACTTAACTTCATCTCGCGAAATCTCAGAGGCACGACCCAAAGAAAATCCTGCATCAGCTTCCAGACGTGAAATAGGAACATTTAATGACTTATATAATTTCTTTTGAAAATATAATACATCTTCAATCTCACCTAAGTTTTGACCGCCAGGTAAAGTAGAGATCTCTGTTCCCCGACCACCTTCTCTACGAGGAAGCCAGAAGTCTTCAAGCATTGTTTGATATCTTCGGTCATCTCGAATCTCACCTGTAGTTGCATCATACACAAGTTTGTTCTTGTACTTCTGCATAATGTCTCGCAGATATTGTTCTGCTTTCATCTTAGGGAGATTACCTACGTCAATATAAAAAATGCGACGTTCGGGTGCACGAGAGATACGATAGATCACAGTCGCATCTTCAAGCATACGCAACTGATTTAAGGGCTTGATTGCCTTGTGTAAGTGTGATACAATATTCTTTCCGGTCTTATCACTAATACCAGAATGAACGTAACAAATAGAATCTGGTGCGATCTTTAGACTTTGTGATGTACCATCTTTGTTAAAACCTTTTTCTGAATACAGATAATATTCTGTACTCTTAGTGTAAAATTTCTCGCCTTGATTTTGACCCGTTTCTTTTTTATCTTCTTTTACCTTCTTAATCTTACGTGGGTCAATATAACGGATTTCGTGTAATCCCTTTCTTGGTGTCTTCTCATCAATCACCATGTGGTAATAAATTTTGCCGTCAACATACCAACGCCTAAAGATGTCGTAGCCTTGGTTGTTGAAATCTAACAACTTCATTACGTGTTTAAATTCTTCACGAATCTTTTCTTTGAATTGTTCTGACTGTTCAATCTTGTCAAGAATAATTTGAACAGGATAATCGTCTTCTGAATGAACAATAGATTCGTTTACGATATCATCAACTGCGATATCACATTCTGACTGTGTAGCCATTTCTCTGTATTTACGAATAAGAGCATCGTCACCATTGACGTTTCCGTCTAAATCTACATAAGTTCCATATACACCACTACCAGCGATTGATACTGCAGCATCATCATCGGTTGGTGGTACAAAAGATCGGACAGACGGTTTCTCTGCCTCATCTTTACCAAGTTTATAACCAAATAATGTAATTGCCATTTTATCCTCTTATTAATTAGAAAAAAAAGGGGGCGTAATAGCCCCCTACAAAAAAACTATTACGCAACTATTTATATTTAGTTGCGGTTTTTATTGTTATTATTATACTGCAATGTCCTGTATGTAAGAATACTGGAATGTCACAGAGTATTCCAAAATTGCATCAGTATTGTCATAAGACAAATCAACCTGAGCAAGTTCTGTTGGAAATGCATCCATTAATTTATAACCAGCAATATTCTCACCTTCTTGGTTTGTGTGATAGATGTTAACATTACCATAGTATTCGTCTGTACCAGCTAATCCAGCAAGACCATAGTTACTATTCTTAATCGCATCTAACCACTTCTCAAATGAATCGTGCAAACCCATAGATTCATCACCCAAGAATGTTGCTGTCCACTCTGCAAATGTTCTATCACCAGGCAACTTAATTCTACGACCACCAACGTGAGGTACTTCAATTACCCCCATTGAGTATGCAGGAATCTGTGCTGCTTTACAGAAAACTTTCGCATCATTGAAAGTTGATCCGATAAGAGCTGTCAAACCCACACCAATACCGTCAATTTCAACGTAAAAGTTATTTGGCCTAGCAGCAACACCGAGCGAACCTTTAAAACTATCAAGATTAAATGACATTTTGTTTCTCCTTTATCTGCCTTGCCTTAACTAGCCGTGAAATAATCGTAAGTCCAAGTTATCGTGAACTCTTCAATTGCATCCGTGGTGTCATATGACAGATCAATCGCACCAATTTCACTAGGGAAAGCGTTATACAATGTATATGTGCGACTAGCTACGTTATTGGCGGTCAAGTGTTCTACAGTCAATGTTGCTCTAGAACTATTCCTGTCACCTTGAAACGTTTCTGCTGCAGCAAAGTCAGTTACATTAAATAATTTCTGATAACTTTCAATTGCACGTCTAACATTAAAAGCGTCATCACTAATAACAGTAACTGTCCATTCAGTAAAAGTTCTGTCGCCAGCAACTTTTAACCTCCTACCCCTAAAAGGAATTTCAATAAGACCGATAGTAGAAGAAGGCAGTGCCGCAGCTTTCGTTAAAAAGCTAAGATCTGTAGTGTTTGACAACCCCGCAGCGGTGTATCCAACACGGAAAAGATTGGAGCGGGCACCCGCTCCAAGCTTTGATTTAATGTTTTGTAATGTAGGTGCTGCCATTTTAGTTCTCCTTTATCTGTTTATATTAACCACCAATCTCAGCAAATGCTGCAGCGCCTGCAACAGATGTGAAATTAAGTTGGATAAAGTTAACAGAGAATGTAGGTTGAACAAAAATGTCACATACAAAACCGTTAGCACTTACAATTTCGTCTGGGTTGTTAGTTTCGTCACAGATAACTCGGAAGTCTTGAATACCACGACCACCCTGTACTGAACGTAGATAAGCTTCTACGATGTTAACAAAACCTTGTCGTGTTGAAGCGTCGTTCTGATCAAAGAGAACGTCACCAGCAGAATCTCCAATAACACTCTGCATAGTGATGAACAAACGGCGAACGTTGATTCGACTGAATGTTGTCTTCTTTTGTGTGAACGTCTTGTCACCAAACAATACTGTTCCGCGACCAGGCTGTGAAAATACAGGGTTAACAGAAATCTTGTAAAGTGCATCTCTTTCTGTCTCTGCAGGATTCCAAGCAAGACGTACTGAATTCAAAATTCGTCCGTTGTCATAACCTGCGGGTGAGAACCAAGGGTCAAGATTTGCGTCAACTCGTGCGATACAACCAGCAACGTCAGCGTTAACAGGTACCCAAACATAAACGTCGTTGTACTTGTCGTATGCATATTTCCAGTTAGAATCTGCGATACCGTATGTTGAACGTGTTACCGTGTCCGCCCAAGTAGCGATGTCTGTTGATTCTGAACCTGCGTTAGCAACAACGTCTGACTTAAGAGGTGAGAATACTGCAACACAGTCTTTACGAGCTTCTGCAATTGCGATTGCCTTGTTAGCAACAGTTGCGTCACCTTGACCACAAATGATTACATCAACGTCAAATGTGAATTTGTTTGCAATCAAGTCAATACCAGCAATTCTTTCTGAAGCTGTGATTGCAGTACCGTCGAGTCCACCAGAAAGGGAATCGTCATATGCAACGTTACCATCATCACCATCAGTAAATGCAGTACCGTTTGCGGCAGTACCCCAGTTAATTGCAATAGTTGTTGTTTCTGGATGCGCTGCCCAACGAATATACTGTGATTCGTTATTGACTACTGATACGTAGTAGTTACTTCCACTGTCAATTCCACGAGCATCTGATGCTTTAGAAACCAACTCAAACTTCTCAAGAAGTGAGCCTGGAACACCAGTGATTTCACCATCTTCGTCAATTACAGCAATGTGAAGTTCGTCATCAGAACCACCAAGAGCAGAAGCATAGTCTGATGTGCCAGGAGCAACATCAAAGAAATCTCTGTAACTGTCAAAAGATGCGTCTAGATATGCAGTTGAGTTTGCAGCCATAACTACTTTGATAGAGTTACCAAGAACACCTGCGTGACGAGCAACCCAAGTACCGTGAGTGGCGGCCGCGAAAACTGTTCCTTCGTATGCGTCATCATTCTTAACTAGAATACCCGTTCCACCAGCAGTAGCGTTTACAGCAGTACCTTCAGCAACACGAGTTACGTATTGTGATGCAGAGTATGCCATGAAAGCGGCAGCAGACAAGAAATCTACGTTATTGGATGTGGTGGGTGCACCAAACTTTTTGACAAGATCTGATTCACTAGTAACCAGAGTAGGCTCATCGATTGGACCCCAACCAAATTCGCCGACAGAAGCACCAGTAGTAGTACCTACACTACCAACTGAAGCAATCTGATCTCGTTCGGAAATCTTAATTCCCGGCGATTGAAGGTTAATTGCCATTATTTTTCTCCTTTAGTTAAATTTTATATCGGAACTCAAATAAATCATTGATTTTTTCATTCTAGAGATTATTTATAAAAAATCGGGATTTGAGTTGCGATCAAGAATTTCCCACGATTGACCAGAACTATCAACATAAGGTTCCTCATCAACTCCATTATTTATAAATCCAAAAGGCGCAACAGAATTTTCAATCATTTCTATCTGGCTTTCGTATAGATCTTTTCTAATGTTGATGTCGGTGAGATCCTTAAAGAACGGGTCAGTAAATAACCAAGAAAATAATACAAGCGTCATCACTAGGTCATCGTGATAACCTTCGTCGGCAGAAAAACTACCTTTTCTTTCTATGAAGGTTGAGATTTCTGATATGATGTCGGCGTCACTGATCAAAAGTTTTTTCTCTTCTATTAGAGACTTTAATGTAGAACAACCGATCCTCTTGATCTTTTTATCGGTTGTTATACCATACTCCATCTTACCAGATCCACCAAAACCACTAGCCAATCGTTGACCTTTACTGGATTTACTGATGAATAAGATGTTTTCGTATTCATATTCATTATATAGTATTTGCGCAACTTGTTCGGATGAGTTAATCTCCACCAATACAAAAGATTCGTTATATTTTTTCGCAATACTATGAATTACTGATGGATATAACATTGGGCTAATACGATTATTACGATACTTTGCTACAATCCTAAAAGGGTTCTGTGATATGTCAATCACAGTAAACGCAGAATAGTCTCCACCCACACCTTTAGCAGTATCCGCAACAATAACATACGTGTTTTTTGGATTAGGTTCTTCAAAAGTATCTAATCCATCATTATGAAGAATGGGCGGAACAGCAGACATTTGTGATATAGTATCAGCATTAATCAACGTCAGACTTGATCCTAAGAACTTACAGAGGACTTCCTGATTGTACTTTAGATCACCTAGAAGTCTACGTTGTTCGTTTGCCCACGCTTCATCTCTGCCTGGAATTTCCCAATATGGTATGAAAAGATTTACAAATCCATTGCGATCTTCTTCAGCGTCATTCCAGAACTTCCAGAAATGATTGTATCCTAGTGGTGTGGATGACAACAGAATTTTTGTCGTTTCACCAGCAGAAATCGTAGGATAAACAGAAGTAAAGAACTCTTCTGCGACAGTATTAGGAATAATCGCTGCTTCATCTACATACAACATATTGACAGAACGACCACGAATCGCACTAGATGATGTTGCTGCTGTAAATACTTTAGAACCGTTTTCTAGTTCAATATCACCTTTGTTCCAAGTAGTGACACCTTGTTGTAGCCACACAGGTAGATGTTCGTACATCAACTGATAACGAGACAACACTTCTCTCGCAGCAGCGGCTTTGTTCGCAAGTATCGCAACTGTTCTATTAGCGTGAAATAATGTGTTCCAAAGAATATATGCGGCGGATGTGGTGGTCTTACCTTGTTGGCGACCTTCCATTAGGATTACACGACGATTTTCGTGTATTACTTTAATTTTATTTTTCTGACATTCATACAGATCAAAGGGTTGTAGCCCATGATCCAGTGTTACGATTTTACAATAGTTAATGATGAAATAGATTGGGTCATCAACACACTTGATGTATTCCTCAATCTGTTCCTTTGTAAAATCAATCGCAACACCGGCAGCCTTTAGATTTTGATTGCCAAGGTATTGAGTTGTCGCCATAATTTATTTTTTTCCAATAAGTTTCTGTAGTTCTGCTGTGCTTCCTACAAAGAGCGTATTACTAACATTAGTAACACCCTTCTCATCTTTTACGTCATCCTTCTTGACATCTTTGACTTTTTTAGATAAATCTAATAAGTCTTTGTTAGTATCCGCAATCGTCTTAATTAACTGCCCCGCAACTTCATATGCACGAGGAGATTCCATTTCCTTTGCGAGATACATCATATTGTTTATAACATCTTTTCCGTTCTCAATCAAGCCCTTGAGATTGTTTCTTGCATACTCATAGTCGTCGTCAATCTTCAATGACTCTTTACTGACTGTCATTTCTTTTTTTGGTTGTTCTGCAACAATAAACTCTTCAGCCTCAACCTCAATGATTTCATTATCAATATCAAGGAACTCGCTTATTTTTTCATCTATACTCTTGCTCATGATATCGTCTCCGTGATATTAAAGTTAGAATCACCGACATAGTTATATGTATCTGTAGCGTCTTGACCATCCCACTGAAAGTATGCAATTTCTGCATCGGTGATATATGGGTTCGTAGATATTGGTCCAAACAGATATCCCTTTACTGTAAATTCTAAGTCCCAAGTAAGAATTCGGTTTGTTCCGTAGTCACCTTCGTAACTGTCGTCCGATGTAACTGTACCCAATTCTATAG